GGAGCGTTTGTGTTTGTAGCACCAACTTTTGGATCTACGTTTCTAACGTCCCAGATTTTTTTGCCGGTTTTAGCATCTAAAGCAACTACCATACCGTCATTTTGATTTAGGATAATTTTACCGTCACCATAACCAAGACCACGATTCACGTTATCGCAGCAAAGAACTGCTTGAACTGAAGGATCTTGTTTTGGGAAGTAAGACCAAACGATTTTTTGATTATCATTCAAATCAAGTGCATAGATGTTATTTGGAAATGCTGTATGAACATACATCATGTTACCAATAACTAAAGGAGCACCTTCGTGACCACGGTTTACACCAGTAGCGAATGTCCATGCTGCTTTTAGATTTTTAACATTACTTTGATTGATTTGTGATAATTTGCTGTATGCTTGATTGGTATAATCACCGCGTGGTGCCGCCCAATTGTTGCTGTCAGCGATTGCTTTTTCTTGGTCTGCTGCCGCTGAAGCGATAGCAGGTATTGCTAGAACTAACCCTAGAGCTAGTTTGATTTGGTTCAACTTCATGTATTTCTCCTTAGGTTTTATAAAATAAATGCCGGTTGTCTACGCTCTCGAGCGCATAGGCCGCGGACCACTAGAGACAAATTGTAAACCAAATGTTACAGTATTTACAATCTGTTACAATTATATAGTATATTTTAAGTCTTAAATGTGGGTTATAATGCTAAATTGCCAAAATAAAAAACCCCACCGGAGTGGGGTTCGGTATAAGAACAATATTACTTGTTCATTACATACATTGTAACTTCAAAGCCAAAGCGCATTTCAGTTGCTGATGGTGTTGTCCACATGGTATTTCTCCTTAGATTTATAAAGTTTATTTTATAAACCAAATCATTAGAGAGAACGGCCTTTATCTCGGTCATTCAAGGTCTAACTTGAGTTTTATCGTTAGTTTTTTATTCTAACATCCATATTTTATAACACTTTCAGCTAAAATGCAATACTGAAAATCATTAATTACTACTACTTATATTACGCTAAAACCTCAATGTTATGGTTATAGTGTTTTACTCGGTCATCTAAACCTAATGTGCCGCCATTGATTCGTTTAGTTAATGTAACTAAATCGGCAGAATCAGCATATTGATTTAATTTGTTTGTATTCCAAAACCAGCAGGCAGACTCAATAGCACCGGAAAGTGTTTCTGTGTATGCTACGGCTTCATCAATTGTTTTATCAACTGAATTAGCAAAGGCCTTATAGTTATCATGTCCCGTTAATTGAATTGCACCACGACCATGGTATTTGTAACCATCGCCAGATGATTCTGGTCCATTACCCATACGGTCGGCATAAATCTTATTCCCAATCTTTTCAGGATTACGATTGTATTTTTGTGCAATATCTAAAGAGGGGAATCTTCTTGGAAATACTTTAGTAAGTCCTTCGGCTGAATAGTTTAGATTTTCTTTCAAAACTGTAAAGTCAACTGATTCGTGACCACATTGTGCCAAGAAAGCTGCAACTCTTTTTGGTGAAGTAATTTCATATTTTGGAAGCACTTCATTGAGTGCCTCAAATAATTTTGATATATTTTTGTTTCGTGGTAAACAGGATGCTACTTTTTCTTGAGTGAAATCAAATTCGAAGCTCATAGTATTAACTCTCCTTATTATTTTTGGTATTTCTGTCTCTACGAGGTGTTGGTGCCTTGACAGCTGTTGCAATTGCTCGAATCATCGCATTTTTAAATTCAGTTCTTTTTTTACCACCAGCACTTGCCATTAATCTCTTAATAGTTTTTGGTAATTTAAAGTTTTTATCGGTACCAAACATAATATACTCCAATAGTTAATTGTAAAGGAAAGGGGCCGAAGCCCCATTCTTTATTCAGTTTCGTAGTTGACGCCACCTTCATTAAGAAGTTGAGCTTTGGTAGAATTTAATTTCTTACCAATTTCAATCTTACGAGGCTTCTTGTGGTCAGGAATTATATTCACTAAACCAACACGAAGAATTCCATCCTTATACTCAGCACCTTCAACTTCAACTGTGTCAGCTAGACGCAAAGTCTTGGTAAATGAGCGAAGACCAATACCTCTGTGAAGGTATTCGGCCGAATCGGCTTTGTCTTCTTTATTTCCCTTAATAATCAACTCACCGTTGAGTGTTGAGATATCAATATCTTTTTCACTAAATCCAGCCACGGCTAATTCTACAACATAACGATTATCGTCTAGTTTAAGAATATTGTGTGGAGGGAAAGCTGAGGTTGTTGTTTTAAGGTCTGTATCTAAATATTTCTCAATATCTTGGAAGAAGTTTTCAAATCCAAGAGTTGCATGGTAAAATGGTGTTAATCGACTTATTACTGTCATGTTATGCTCCTTTTAAGCGAGTTAATAAAAAAATGTGACCCCTAAGGCATCACATGTTTATTTAGTCAACGATAATATATGCGTCTCGATTGACCAAATAAATTCGGTCTGGTGCCTCTTTTCTAAAGACACGATAGAAGATATAACCATTTCCATGATTTAATACATCTTCTGTATTACGACAATATACAAATTCACCAGTGTATTTATTTTTTAATTTTAAGGCTGGTTTCATATTAATAATCTTGTGTTTTTTTACCAATATTATATTTGGTAATTAAATTCCATTCTTCTTTTTCTTTGAAGGCTATAATCTTAATTTGGTGTAATGGTGCTATGTTGTCTTCAAGTAATTTTTTATTTAGTATTTTAACTAGACCCCATTCTTCAAGGAGATTAGCAATTGCATTTCTTCTTTGAATATCATTCTCTGATATATTTGATGGTTTTCCATCTAATGCAAACAATTCTTTAAAATGAACTATTGCATAACGGCCTTGTTTATGTAGAATATGACATGATTGATAAAGAACTTTTTCTTTACGAGATGATACTCCAATTCGTGTAAGTGTCTCACGAACCTTCAAAAAGTCATCTTGCTCAGCAAGGTCAATTTCAACCCCTATGCCTTTGAATATATCATCTACCACATTACTTCCTTAATCCACCGATATCGGTATGTTCTTTTAATTGTTGGAGTTGTTCTTTGCTGAGTAATCGGAGAGCTTCTAAAGCCTTTGAATTAGAGAATCCAAAGATTTGCTTTATACATTTTAAATCTTCGTTTTTCTCAACCTTCATCCACTTAGCAAATGGTCTTTTTTGAGACCGCACTATATTTATAAGGAAGTCATTCTGGAGTTTATTATCTAAATGATATAGGCGATTCATCTCATTCGCATATAATACACAGTCTTTATGATAGGATAGACTGCGATTAACCAAGAATGGTGCATAAGACTTCTCTGTTAATTCATCGACAATTAACTTCTTTTTACCATATAGAATTTCATTTACATAATCAAACGGACTCATACATTCTCACTTTCAATTTCTATCCATGTGTGGTCACCTAATGACTTAACAGCACATATATATTCATAATCAAATGGTGGTCCAGAAATCCAAGATTTTGGACCATTAATACTTAATATATTTCTTTGTGTTCTTTTGTGATAAATTAACCAATATGTTTGCCCATGAACTACTTGAAACTCATAGTAAGCATCATAAATCATATCAGTTAAATCTAATCTTTTTTTGATTTGGTCGGCTTGCTTTCTTAGCACATTGACCAATTCCATAATTCTATCATACTCTTGCTGGGCGCTCAATCGTGCAATATTGAGCATGTGGTCTTTTTGTGATTTGACTGGAACTAATTCAAACTTAGGCGAACCAACATCCATTGGATATGGTAGACTATTTCTTTTAGCTGGGTCTTCATCTTCAAATCGCAATCAATTATACTCACAGTTAGCCATCAATTCAGTTAAACATGCCACTATATTAATTTCTGGATCAGCTACAAATGCAGCCTTATATTGATAGTCTGCAATAATAAGGACCGCTTGTGGTATAGATTGTGGTTTCATAACATCATATAATGAATCATATACTTGTCTGAATACGGCGTTAGAATCCAAGTCGTTGGATGCAACCCATTTGCGTATGGCAGCAAAGTCTTTGTCTTTGATATACTTGACGATTTGGTCGATTTGGATGTTGCCTATTTGTGCAAGGACACCAGTATCAATCTTACCTAATTGTGAGTATCTTTGTAATTCATTTAATACTCTACGAAAATCTGGAAAGTGTTTCTTGATGATTTCTGCTAATACTTTATCGTCAAATTCGACCTTTTCTTCATCAAGGATTAACTGAACCCGTTTAAAGAATTGACCTGCCATAGAAGTCTTCTCAGCTGGCCTAAGCCCAAAATCAACGACAGCACATCTTGAATGTAGAGGTTCAATGAGTTTGTGTTTAAAATTACATGTGAAAATGAATGAGCAGTTACTAGAAAATTCTTCAATGAAGTTTCTTAATGCTGGTTGAACTGATTCGGGATTACAATAGTCTGCTTCATCAAGTATAATTACTTTACGACCACCTGATAGTGACATTGATGAACCATAATTTTTGATTTTGGTACGAAAGGTATCAATCATACGACCTTCGTCTGAACCATTTATTACCATCACATCGCAACCAATTTCTTGGCACATGGCTTTAGCAATAGATGTTTTACCTATGCCTGCACCACCAGACAGTAATAAATTTGGGATATTTTTTTGATTGACATACTCCTGAAATACAGTTTTAATCCTGTCAGGTAATATACAATCACTTACAGTTTTAGGGCGATACTTTTCCACCCATAATAAATGTTCCATTCACACACCTCATAATATAATATAAAGAATTAATCTTTTTCATTTAATCGAGCAACCACATCAAGATAAGCGTCTTTGACTTGCCATGTATTACCATTCACCGAAAA